AACATCAGTGGCGCTGTTCATCATGGTAGGAACACCGCTTTTGGTTTGCATAGTACCACGCTTTAGGTATTCCCAAGCGTTTTTTGGTATCATATGAAAAGCACCCTGCTCGTCGCGACCCCAGTATATAACAGGACTGCCATCCCATTTTAATTCTATACCACTTCCTTGTTGACCCATGGAACGTAGTCGTTCAATAGCATGAAGTCCACCATTGCTACCGTTGGTAAAAACCAAATCTTCAATGTGTTGATACTTGCGACCAACAGCAGGCGCCGCTTCAAATACTTTTTCTGGACCACGCAACGGGGCTTTTTGCCAACTTTGACCACCAGTAGCCATGCCATACAATTCTCGTTTACGTGCCGGATCAGGAATGGCATTCATGATAGCTTCAACACTGCCCAAGTCTTTTCCAGACGCACGGGCACCGAGTAGAGCCTTGGCAATATCGTCCCATTCGTCACTGATTAAATTTGCTTTCTTGCCCTGTGCATCTCTTGCATAAAGTCCTTCATCGGGACTCCAGAGCATACCCTGACTACTTGCTAATGCGTTCATCATCATTTGTTTATGGACACCTTTATAAGGACTACCACGAGGTATCTGGTGTTGATGGAATTTACTTACTTTAGCGGCCTTACGAACAACTTTAATGTCGCATTGATAAAATTGGCCTTTGAATGGGAACTTGATGTGTACGGTTACACCTGCTTTGTATGTTGCTGGCACACCGTTGTCTAATAAAAATTGTTCCAGCGCAACCCTTGCGGCTTTGTCATCATCTGCTAATTTTTTAGTTTGGGGAATTTTAAAAAACTGTTTGACTTGGTCCATATCAACAGACGTATCCAAATCTCCAGTTGGATGTTCTGGACTAGGATCTGAGTTAGCACCACTTCCTTGTACATACAACGGAAATCCTGCCTTACGCACATATGATTGAACTTGTTTTAGTAATGCTTGTACTAGTTCGGGCGTGGGATAAAACTCAACAGTTTCGGGCCAGATGTTTCCACCACCTTCCACAATGATATTTTTTTTAGGACTAGTAAACAGCTCGCGTAATAACATTTTTAGCCCTTGTATTTGCCATCAGTAACATGTTTGACGACTTCTTCGTGCATTTTGCTACACACTTGTTCGCATACTCCGCTGTCAATGTCATTGGGCAATTCGCGGATAGGAAACTTATCTATATACAGTTTGTAACTTTTTTCCACAACAGGTTTAAACATACCCATCTTTGTTGGACGTTTTGCACTGACTCTGTCAATGCAGTTGGCAATTGTTGGAAACACGTGGCGGCGATAAACCTCATCGTCATTATTCATGAAATGCATTAAATCTTCTACTAGGTCATAGTCGATCTCGCGTTTATCGTTGGTTTGTTTAACAAAATCCAAATCGTTAAACTGTTTACCTTCTAGTAGTTCTCTTATACGCATTTTTAGTCCATCAAATAGTTATTCAGCAGAAACTCTGCGGTTAGAGTATTTATCGCTTTTGCTATCTGTAGTCTATGCTTTGATAATGCGTTGAACCTTGGATATCGTGGAGCCTAAGTGCATTTTAGACATGAGTAAGTTGTTATCCCCGGACACATAGAAGTGTGTACCGCCCCAACTGCGAGGTTTTGAAAGATCTTTGATACAACTTTTTGTTAATTTTACATTCTTATTTGTGCTGGCCCATTGTATAAATGCGGTATTTTCCTGGGTTGTTTTGCTCAAAGTGACCCGATAATCATACGGCATCTTAGGCATCACAATGATATCAGAGCTTAATACCACATTGTCTGCGGGCCTGCACACATATTTTACATTATCGACATCTAAATTAATTAATAAGTTTATATTATCAATATTGTTTGTATAAACAGACACCCACGGATCTTCGACTCTGACTTCTATGTCTTTTAATGAACTCAACTGACTCTGCAACTTGAATGCATAATCCAGTTGATCCTGTGTCTTAATATGCCGACCGCCCAAATAATTTCTAGGATTTTCTAGATTGACCTTTTTTAATCTATCAAGAGCTGTGTCAAAATCGTTTCCTCTAAACCAACCTGCACTGGCACATATCAATACAACTTTGTACTGATACGTGCCTTTGAATAGCTGTGTTGTGGTCTTATACAGCATTTTCAGTTACGCTATTGCTGATAGCCAGCAAGGGCACTTTTGATTCCTTAGTTGTGGATATTAAACGCAACTGATCATCTTGCACAGTGATGTTTAGCAACCCGCCATTTTTAAGATCTCCAAACAACATCAGTTTAGCCAATGGACGTTTGATTTCTTTATCAATAACACGCTGTAATGGTCTAGCACCCATTTTAGAATCAAATCCTTTGGTAATCAACCAGTTAGTACTTTCCTTATCTAATTTAACACGAATGCCTTTTTCTTTAACTTGAGCACGTAGTTCGTCCATAAACTTGGTAATGATCTTGACCATGGTTTCTTTTGCCAACTTGTTAAAGGTAATAATACCGTCTAACCGATTTCGGAATTCAGGAGTAAAGAACTTTTTAAGATCTTTGTCGCTGTAATCTTTTTCTTGACTTCCAAAGCCAATAGCGTTTTTCTCAGCTTCGTTTGCGCCAGCATTGGTTGTGAGGATAAGAATCAAATTACGGCAGTCTGCACGTTTTCCGTTTGACCCTGTGATAAATCCATTATCCATCATTTGTAACAACACTGTGCTTACGTCTGGATGTGATTTTTCAACTTCGTCAAACAACAACACAGCATTGGGATTTTCTTGAATTTGCGTGATCAGCAAGCCAGCATTTTCTTCAAAGCCAACATAACCTGGTGGGCTACCAATCAGCTTGCTGATACTGTGTTTTTCTTGATACTCTGACATGTCAAAGCGCAATAGCTTAACACCTAAATTCTTAGCAAGACTTTTGGCTGTTTCAGTTTTGCCGCAACCAGTTGGACCCATGAACACAAAACTACCAATAGGTTTGTTCTCACTCTTAAGTCCAGCCTGGGCCACCATAATTTTATCCACCACTTCAACAATAGCAAGATCTTGGCCGTATACTTCTTTTTCAAGTTTAGTTTGCAAACTTGCAAGGTTAGTACTTTCAGTTTCCATAACTTGTTCTTCGGGCAAGTTAATCATTTTACTAAGTTCAAACTGAATTTCACGTTCGCCAATGATTCGTTCATCAGCTAATTTTAGGTTAAAGCGTGAACATGCCACATCGATCAAGTCAATGGCTTTGTCTGGCAATTTTTTATCTGTTTGATATTTAACTGACAATTTAATAGCCGCATGGATTGCGTCTTCGCGAATTTTAACATTGTGAAAACCTTCGTAGTATTTTTTAATACCTTTAAGGATTTGCACTGTCATTTCAATAGTGGGCTCATCAATAGTGATACGCTGGAATCTGCGCATAAGCGCACGATCCTTTTCAAAGTGCTTGCGATATTCTTCCCATGTTGTTGAGGCAATAACTTTAATGTTGCCTTTGCTCAGTGCAGGTTTCATCATGTTGGCAAGGTCATTACTGCTGTTACCTGCAGACCCTGCACCACTGATCATGTGTGCTTCGTCAATGAACAACACTGTCTTGCCTTTCTTGGCAAGACCTTTCAATACCATTTTAAAACGTTCTTCAAAGTCGCCGCGGTATTTAGATCCTGCAAGCATTGCACTAATGTCTAGACTGAATACTTTGTAGTCCTTGAGAAAGTCTGGCACAGCGCCTTTGACAATGTTGTAAGCAAGTCCTTCTGCAATAGCAGTTTTACCCACACCTGGATCGCCTACCAAGATCACATTGTTTTTACTTCTACGTCCTAGACTCAATGCAATATTTTCCAGTTCGTCAATGCGTCCAATAACAGGATCGATTTTATTCTTGCCAACTTGTTCGTTTAGATTAGTGGTAAATGCAGATAGGGCTTTGTCTCCTTGATGGTCACGGGGCGACTCTTCTTCAGTGTCGCTTTCATTGGAAATGTAATCGTTAAATTTTTCTTTATCAATTTGAGCTTTTGACAAGTAATACTGTGCCCAACTACGTTTTTCGCCAAACATTGCAAGAAACACGTCAGTAGATTCAATACGTTGCCGACCATTAAACAGCACTTGTGTAAATGCGCGATTGAGTACACGCTCAACAGCTTGTGTCTTTTTAGGTTTAACCACAACATCATTGACTTTGATTTCATCGCATTTGTTATGCAAATATGATTCAAGCTCATTCTTTAGTTCATCGGCATCCTTACCAAATCCAATAAGGCAATTGCTGAATGATTCTTCAGTCAGCATGGCAAACAACAAGTGTTCGATTGTGAGATATTCGTGATGTAATTTTTTAGCAGTGTCAATTGCTTTTTCAAATACTGCTTGTAAGTTGTCACTTGGTTCAACCATTAGTTTTCCTCTTTTTTAATTTCTGTGTCACTAGCTAGATAATGTATTATACAACATTCTTTAGCATTGTCAAGATGTTTTACTAATTGCATCGTTAATTTTTCGAAGTTCTGCTATTATGAGTGGATCAGTTATGGTTGGAGTTTTAATATTGATTACCGAAACAAATCTTCCCTTCACTCCATTATTTACATTCGGAAACCCAGTTCCGTGACTTGCAAACTCAACTCCTGATTCAACCCCACCCCTAATTTCTAAATCCAGGGTCTGTCCAGTAATTGTTTGAATAGTTTTTCTGCAACCAATAATAGCCTCGATAGGATTAATACTTATTGTGGTGTATATGTCATCACCGTGTCTAGTAAATTTAGGATCTGGCAACACAATCACCGTGACATTTAAGTTTCCCCTTGGGGAACCTTGCACTGAATCATCACCGAGTCCTGTGTATCTTATAGTTTCCCCATGATTGATACCTGGCGGCACATTAATAACCACATTCTGATTTCTTCCGCTGGGCAATCTGTAACTGGCTTCTAATTGTTTTCCAAGATATGAATCCAGCAAAGAAACTTGACACTGTATATTGAGATCTCTATTTCGGCGCATGCCTGGTCTATGTCCAAAAATGTCAGCAAATGGGTGCTGTCCTCCAAACCCTTGACCAAACATATGACCAAATGGATCAAAGCCTGCACCGCCTGCGTTAAACTGTGGCCCAGCGCCGTACTGTCGTTGTTGGTCGTATTCGGCTTTCTTTTGTGGATCGCTTAGATTTTCGTAAGCAACGCTGATGTTTTTAAACACAGCTTGGTCCCCACCTTTGTCTGGATGATGCTTATTGGCCAAGCTTCGGTATGCTTTTTTAATTTCATCTGGGCTAGCACCTTCGCTAACACCTAGTGTTTGATAATAGTCAGTCATAGTCGTAAAAAAGGCTCCATTAATAGTATTAATTATACTATCTTAAACGGAGCCAGTCAAGAGTTTGATTTACTTTTTCTTAGCAGGTTCTGGAACTTTATCGCCTTCTACCTTTTTGTGTACTTTGATTTTTTTGCAAACTTGTACGGGCTTTCCGGCCTTGTCATTTACAACTTTTCCAGCTTTGTCTGTTTTGTCTTTGCAAACTTCTTTCATTTCACCGCCAGCATATGCTGTGCCAACTAGTGCTAAACTTGCCAATAGTGCTAATAATAATTTCATTTTATGCTCCTTTCTTAGCCAACATGGCTTGAATTTTTTCTTGAATAATCTTTGCCCAGAAAGGCTGCGGAAAATTCCATCCCACAAATGCTCCTAGTGCTACCCAAAATAATGTATCTAACATGGCCTGCTCCTTTTAAATTGCTGGCTGATCGTCTTGCGGCACAATCTTTTTGCCGCTTGCTGTTGTTTGAGTTGTGCCCCAACTTGGTGCTG